ACAGCTTTCCAATCATCCTCTGTTGCAAATTTATTAGGTACTGGAATTTTATCTGCACCTACTATCTTTTGTGCTGATAGATACGATTTAACAAAGTCGCCCATATCTTTAAAATTTTCTAAAGATTTTTCTGCTCTGTATTCATCAGGAATCAAATCCTGAAAGTTTGTTTGTGTTGTTGTCTGCTCTCCAGATAATACTGAAGTTTGCGATTGATCCGTTGTAGTATTAGCTATCGGATCAGATTGAACTTGTTGTTCAGTTGTCTGATTGTCCATTAAGTTACTCCTTATGAGGTTTAATCATCGCTTTTAAAAAAATCAAAATTGATCTTTGACCTTCAAGAAAAGCAGTTTCGTGACTACTATCTTTTGAAAATGTAGTAACAAACTCATGACATCTTTTTTCGAGGTCATTCAAAACTCTAGTACCTTCTTCTGTATCGAAAGTAATTTTATAATCTTTTTTTAATTCTAATAATTTTTTATTCTGTTGATCCATTTAGAACTTCTTTAGCTAACGGTGCAGCATTCTTAGCCATTTCGCTTTCAGCCATTTGTTGCTGCATCTGCATTTGTTGTTGTTGAGCTTCTTGTCGTTCCATTCTAATTCCTTGAACTTCCTTATCACTTTTGATCATTCTTGCTGGTAAGCCTAGTGTTTGAACTAATTGTTTAACTAAACCGTTTTCATCGATGTAATCCATAACTGGCATCGTTTGAGAAAGAGAACCAAATAATTCTAAACCTCTCATAACATTTTGCAGCTCTTGTCCTTTTTGAGCTAGAGCCATTGGAGATACATATTCAATATCAATTTCTTGATTAGCAAGAATAGGTGGAGCTTCTCTAAATAATCGGTTTCTTAACATTATAGAAAATACTCTATTAATCATTGGCTCAAGTAATTCACTTTGTATTCTTCCCATTACTGGACCAAGTATTCTCATCTTCTCTTCGTTTCTTCGTAGAACTTCTGTAGCTGTCATTGTTCTATTAGATTGAATTTGCAACTGATCTACATGAAACATTCTAGCTATAGCTTCTCTTCTTGCATTCTCTGCATTTAATGTAACCGTAGTATTCTGACCTATATTTAATGGCTCAATTCGATCTCTTGATCCTGATCTATAGTAATTCAAACTTCCAGGTGTCATTCTAACTGGAGCTAACATACTGTCGTCAGGTACTAATAGAGGTGGATCGATCATCTTAGCTGATGCTTTCAATCCGTGTTCTACCATTTTGTTAAGTACCTTTACATCTGGCAGCGCATTCATCGATGGAGATCTTCCATAAATCTCTGTAGATGATTTTAAGTATCTTGAAACAACATAAGGATTTTCATTAAATCCACCTACTGAAATTACATGATCAGTTCCATGTTCAAAGTAAATACTCTGAAACTTCATATTCTTTTTATCTTGTTTAGATCCATCGTAACTAAATCTAGGTCTAACAATATGACAAATCTCTACTTCATCATAAGGATTAGATTTATAAATATTATTTATTTCTTTAGATAAATTTTCTGCACCAAATTTTTGAATAGCTTGATCAACAGTAAGTTTAAATTTTCTATAAACATTATCAATTAAACCTTTTTTATTTTCTTCAATATAAATTTCTTTTATGTGTCTAGCTGAAAACCGAATGATGTCATCTTCATCTTCTTCAACCATCAAGCAAGAAGTTCCAAATGCAATTAAGTCATGATAGTTTTCAAAGATCTCTTGTTGAAAATTAGATCTAGCAAAAGCTAAATACATTTTATCAATACTATCTTCTAGCCATTCTCTAGCTTCATCATTCTCATTTAATACTGCTTCTTTATATCTTAAAGAAAACCATCTATTCGCAGATGATGTAAGCATTCCATGTAGTGAAGCTGCAAGTAATTCAAGTGAATGAATACCAGTAGCATCGAATATTTGAGTAGATCTTTTATCTCCTCTAGCTCTCTCTTTAGTAATCTCTGCTTTTCTTGGTAGCATAAGATCTGCAATTTCTTGCCAATGACTTTCCCAAGTTGATCTTTTCTCCATCAATCTTGATAGATTATTCTTTAGCTCAGAAGCTAGTTTTCTAAGTTCTTGCGATTGCATTATCTCTTCTTAGCTGTCTTAGCAGCTCTTCTAAATTGCTTAGCTGTTGGTCTGCCTTTTTGACCACGCTTTCGCATTTTTTCTTTGCTGCCTTTTTTAATTCTTTTTCTTTTCGCATGTATATTTGCGTATAGTCCACGTCTTGCCATAATGATTTATCCTAGTAAGGTTTTTTTGCTTAGTGTTGGGTAGTCATCAACTCCAGTTACGGAAGTTAAAATTGTTTTTTTTCTACCTTTTCTTCTGTTCTTTAGTGCTAATTCATCAGCAGTCATCTCGGTTATAGCTGGTGCTTCAGCTGTAATCATATCTGACTTAACATCAGTATTATTCATTTGAGATTTTACTTTTGGTTGTTCAATAGATTTTTGAGTAACTATATTATTATTATTATTGTTATTGTTATCTCTTCCTGTTCTTAGATCTCTAGGTGGTTTTCTTGAAACATCTCCTTGATAATCTGGACTACCTAAATAACTGTCATTAATTTTTCTGTCTTTAGCTTTAGCTTTAGATTTTGCTATACCTTTTGAAATACCTCTAACAACAGCGCCTACAACTCCGCCACCTTTAATAAATTCTACAACTTTGTTTTTAGGTTTCGTATAACCAAATTTAGTTTTATTATTATTTCCACCGCCACCATTATTACCGCCTGAAGGTCCACCCATAATAATTATCCTAATAAAGTTTTTTGTTTAATTAATTCTTCTTCGTTTAGACCAGAAGCTGAAGTCATAATTGTCGATCTTCTACCTTTTCTTTTTCTTAATAATTCAGCAGCAGCTTCATTACCTTTCTCGGCATTTTCTGAAAGTTTTTCATCCAAAGCTTTTGACATCTTTTTTCCTTCTTCTGGAGTTTTAAGTTTTGGCTCTACCTTTTTAAAAATTTTAGGATTTTTTTTTATAATTCTCGCAACACCACCCATGAAATTAACCTAGTAAACTTTTTTGATCTATGTTTGCATCTTCAATTTCGTTTAAGCCAGTACCAGTTAAGATAGTAGATCTTCTACCTTTTCTGTTTCGCTCTCTTTTTCTTTGAGCTTCTTCTTCTGCTGCTATAACTGCTGGATCATCTGCTTCAGGTACATCTTCCGTTTTCGGCATGACAATTGGAGCTGGATCTGGCATCTTTGGTGCTTTAAATATTGAACCCATAACTACCTCTTCTTCTTTTTAAATTTTTTCATTTTAGCTTTCTTAGCTGATGCTTTACCTTTTTTTGTGTAAGCATATTTTTTTCCGTTTACCATTGGCATAATTATATTACCTCGTAATTGCTTTCAGCTTTTTGCTGTAAAGATTTGTTGTTGATTATTTTTGTTTCTTCCATTCCAGTCGCTAAACATCGTAAAGCATCCATTGGATGTGAGCTGAAATCATGAACTGGTTTTGATTTATAAGTTCGATCCTTATCACTATATTTTCTATGATAGTGTCTAAGAGCAATAAGAAGCTTTGAGCAATTATCACTATCGATCCTACATCTAGGTAAAATCATTTTTACTGCATGAATACCATCTTCTAAAAGTAGTCGAGGTGCAGTCCTAAATTTTATTCCAAGCTGATAAAAAACTTCTCTTCTTGTTTTACCAGTAGAGAACTCAACCTGGTCCAAATCGTGTGGTGCATAATGAGTTTCATACACATACGGTTTTTCTTTTAAAACTTGAACGTAATGCGGCAGCGCCTGGTTGTTGTTTTCGTAATAGTCTATCAAATGGATAGAGTGATTAACCTTTTGAAAGAATATTATAGATGTACTATCGTTAAATCCGAGATCTATTGCAGTTGATACTGGATAAGCTGGATCGTATGGAACAGATCCAATTTGACCTTTATCGTCTATTTCTTGAACTACATCGCCATAGATTGAGCCTTGTATATTACCAATAAAAGAGCATTCAAACTCCTGGTCATACTTAGCTTTACCCATAACGGATAGAGCTGCATCTAATTCTTCTTGATCAACAATTTTTGTACTAGACGCTTTAGCTTTGTAAAGAAACCAATTATCGTCTGCTTGAGCTTTGTTATAATAATCATAAAATATATTGTTCATTCCTTTTGGTGTTCCAATCAGAAACATTTTTCCTTTTCTGTCGCTGAGAGCTGGAGTTATTACTTCATCTATTAAACCTTGAGAGATCTGCGCAGTTTCATCGATTGCGACCATATCCATATAGATACCTCTTATGCTATCGAAATTCTCACTAGACAGTAAAGTAATTCTTGAACCATTAATTAAATCGCAACGCAATTCACTTTCATTCCATTTAGTACCAGGAATATTTTTTGTATAATATTTTAGGTAATCCCAAGCGATGCTTTTTGCTTGTTTGTAAGTAGGAGCAATGTAAGCCAGTCGTGGATTATGGTTTTTATTTTGTAAAGCGCTGCGAATTAAATGGTTAAGGACCATGACGGTCTTACCAAATCTTCTATGACAGCAAAGTACAGCATATCTGTACTGGTCTAATTCTTTATGTATAAACGCCTGGTGCTTTCTTGGCGTGTACGGTATTTGGATTTTCATTAAAATATAGCTGCACCTAATATAAATCCGATTACGAAAGTGATTAGCAAAGGATGATCAATGCAAAGACATTCTATTTTAAATCTTAAATTATTTATAAAGTTCATCATCTTAGTGGACCGTTGGTGGATTTTCTCCAAAGTTAGATCTCATGTGTATTCTGTTAAAAACAAATTCGCAGAAGTCGTAAAGATCATCTTCGTTATCAAAGCCTGAGAAATTTATTATTAAATCATTGTCATAAGCCTTAAAGCTTATTGCGGTTACATTCCGAAACTTGTCTTTAATGTATTTAGTCATCTGTTTGTGTCTAATTATTCTATCGGTAATTTATGTATAAGGACCAGCAGCTACTTTTTGGTGGTGTCGGTCCTAGAAAAAAAACTATTTATTCGCTGTCAGGTAAACGCATTTGCCTACAAGGCTAACGCTCTAGCCAGGAAACATAACATTAATTTTCTAAAATGTGCTGACCTGGTGCTGATAATCCTAGATCTCCTATACTCTGTTGCTATTTAGAATCATTCGAACCTCATGTCGTGTGCGAGAGCTATGTTTGTGCGTCAGCTACCCAACTCTGAAACATTCTTAATCTCATTCTCAAATGTCTTATCATCTGATGCGTTCCAGGTTATCTCAATCTTACTATCTACTTCGACTTGTTGTTTATCTCCATAGATTGCAACAAGCTTAGATGCCATCCAACGATAATGAATTAACTTCTCTCTTGTTACTGCAATGCTTTTGTTATCTGCATTCTCTAATTCTGTAATCATCTTATCAAGATATGTCTGAGCTGCTATCTTACGAGCAGTCAGTATCTTGTCTGCAAATGCCTTATCGGATCTAATCCAGTCGTAAACTTTAGATAAGCTTGGCGCATCTTTGTTTTGGCAAATGGTAGTAAGAGGAGTACCATTCATTAATAGACGCTCAATATCGTCAGCTATCTGTGTTGTTAGTTCTAGTTTTTTGGTCATTATTCTGTTTTAAATTTAGTAATGCTTTCGCTTTACCTTCTGGTGTTTTAGGACCAGTACTCCAGCCTCCGTGCATTCTGCAACGTATGTTACCATTCTTCATCAATATTCCAGAAGCCTTACAAGGCAATTTATTCTGTTTATTTATTGTCTGACATTGCAGTCTATATTTGTGTCGTGCAGCCATAAACG